ACAGTAACGCCGGTAGGAACTTCTTGATACTTTGTCCAGTGTTGACGAATAAATCTCCACACTGCTTTATTTTCTTCAACAAAGAACCAGTCGTCTTGTACACCGGCTTCTAATAAAACAGAAATGTCTCTGGTACGAATTGCACGGGAGAGTAACCGCACCTCATTATCTGCTGCCACTACAACCTCCCGATTTCTAAATACTTACTGCCGTACCTTAGTCCCCTTGATGGGATGTCCACAACTCCTTTGAGTTCTGGTCTATAGGGAAGTTCACCGACCAGATCTGCTACAGAGTTATACCTATTCACGTAGTTAAATGGGTTTGTTCCAAGATTATTTAAATCTTCAAAAACTTCTTCCATCTCTTTTTTTGAATATCCGAACCCTACTAACTCTAACGTGTACCCGTGTTTCTCCGCAAATCGCCAGAACAAAGAAAGAGACTGACGATTGTATTGAGACTCTTCTCCGAAGACGGGTATGCCTAGAACCTTCTTGACAGTAGGTGACCTGTCAAGAATGCAATCTAGAGTTACTACTACCCGAAGAGGAACCTCGTTAGAGATATCCCCGTTCTTCACTAAACTACTTCGATCTTGCCGTAGTTGATTAAGAGGTTTCTAAATGCCTCTGGGGAATGCATAGCGAGGTTAGCCTCGATTGCTGGAGCTTTGGTAGAAACGTGAGTTGCATAAACCCCGCCGTTTTGGTCCATACGCTCACGAACAAAGCGAACGTGCTTGCAAGAGCTTCTGTTTTTAAAACCTACGCAGTTACAGCGGAGCTTTAAGGACTTAGTTTCTAGCTCGACTTCGTGCACGCCTGTATCCGAAAGAAACAGTTGTGATAACTGCCAATTCTTCACTGCAAACCTCATCTTCTTAGATCCTTTCCAGAGTTTACCTCAAGTATGATGAACGCTTCATAGGCAAAGCTAGCCATTGGTGCACCGTATTGCTCTTCCCACCTGCTAAGAGGTGTATTACTTGTAACGATAGTTGGTAATCCCGAATTAAATCGAGCTCTTAACAATTCGTCAAATGTATTTTCTGCCCAACCTGATGCAGTTCGGTGTTCTTTGCCTAAATCGTCTAGAACAAATGTTCGAACGACATTCTCTTTGGCACTGTCTCCATAGATCCCATTGATCATAGTTTCAATGCTGTCATCGAAGTCAGACCACTGAGCCTTCTGAACTCGAAGAAGCCTTGGATAGTCCATAAACATGGCTGGACGCCTAAGGGTCAAATTTGGAGACCCCCAAGCCTCGGCTGACATACCCCTCAGAAGCTCCTGGAGGGCCACAGAGGCAATAGTAGTCTTGCCGTGACCAGGTTTACCTAGGAGGAGTAATCCCTTACCGCAATTAGGGCTTCCGGCCGCTTGAACAACCTTTCCCGCCTTGACAGATTTGATCCAAGACTGGACCTTTTCAAAGGATGGGTTTGGCTGCAAATCGGAGAACTCCAACCCAACGGTTTTCATTGGGAGGTTTGCTGCTCTGATCTGAGAACGGACGGTTGGAGCCAAATCTTCTAGTTTGTACATTAGCTCTCCAATAGTTTCAGCATCTTTTCCTGATGCGCCAGAGTATCTTCGTCTAAACCAATCGGTTCGTCAACTCGACTTACTTTTCCATGGATAGTTCCGTAATAACTCATAAATCTTTGATAGATCGGCAAACCTATACCAATGTCGTAGAACATTCTTGAATCCGCAAAAAACATTCGTATACCTTTTAGAATAGAAAACCTATCTACGCCTTCTGCAACTCGTTTGTTAATCCATGTAGCAAGGTGTTTAGCATTCATCTGATTTGGAGCATTATTGTTTACAAGGATCAACAAGTCGTAAAACTCGGCGCACAGGTCATTAGTTGTCCAGTCTTCCTCAGGTACGTTAATTCTATTTCGAGCAGTGTGCTCAACCTTAGTCTTTTTACGTCGAGCTCCCCCGACCTTCAAAGTATTTACTTTTCCAATAGCGCCCGAGTCATCCTCGGTGTCCAAAACCTTCTTCTTAGATTTCGGGTCTGTGCTGTCTTCAAACATTGACCATGACATTTCGATTCCTTTCTCAGTTTGGGGCGCAGCCCCTATAGATACAGTTACGTTAGTAACTGTATCTATATTTAAGTCGCTAGTAGATATATCACTAGTATTAGTATTAGTCATTGTACCTCTGTTAATGTATAGAACGCCTGATAATCCGTCGTCGGTGAATTTCAAGGTTGTACGCCATTGTCCAGAGTTATCTTGATGCCTTACGGCTTTTATATAGCGGTGCAGTTTTAATTCTGCCATTGCATTTCGAATTGCGTCCCGACCTTCCGGAACAGATGCAGACATTTCATCTGCTGATAAAACACGGCCTACTTCAACATAATAGGCAAATAAACCTCTAGCACGTAGCGAAAGGTTTGGGTCTGAATATGGTGACTTCATAGTCTCCTCCTTTTCGGAGCAGACTCTATAGCGGAGGAACCCTTCTTGGCAAGCCGCGTTGAATTCTTTCTGGAGTTCCCGTTACAAGGTTTTCAATAACCACTGAGGATGTCAGCCCTACAAAGGCGGACGCAAGAACGTAGAAGATTAGATCCCAGCTCATAGGCATTAACACTATGCAGGCTACTGTGCTCATAGAGAGGGCAAGTAAGCCTCTCCATTTTCCTAAGGATATTAATAGTTCTTCTATGGCCGTTAATAGACAGGCTGTTGCCCAGGCTGCTACTAGTAGTTCGGTCATAGGGGAAACCTACCTTCTAAACAAAACCTTGTCAAGATGGAAGACCCTACCTGTTCCTGAAACGGAAGGGGTGCAAGTTACCTCAATTTTTGCAAAACCAACGCTGGTATTAGCGAAGGTAGCTCGGCCGGTTATTTCAGTAGTAGCGGTATTTGTAAAGGTTTCTGAGTAGGAAAAAGTGTTAGGGGTAACTGCGGTAATAGTTATGTTTCCAACAATAGCGCTATAAGCACCCTCATTAATACCTACGTATAGTTCTTCTCCTACAGAAAATCCGTGATTTCCCACAGTAGTTATTGTTACTACGTTAGTTGCTACCGCAACAGTACTCAAAGTAACTGTTTTAGCTCCAGGAGCTACGATGTCCATATAGGCCCATCTGTCTCCCCTATTCAAAGTTATAGTTTGGGTCTTTTCTCTTAAAAAGTTTAAAGCCAAGTCGTACCACTTTAATTTAAGAGTATATTCTCCGTAGGCATCTTCGTTTTCTGGTCGAACTGCGGCAGACAGGTAGTATCCCTTACCCGGATTTACAGAGATGTAATCTGAGATTGCACCAAAAGTTCCAGAAGAACTTGCTCTAACTTTACAGTAGGCGGCTCCTTGAACTAAGGTCTCATCAAAGATACTTCCTCTAGCAATAGTTCTAGCCAAAGATGCGGATACCCCAGACCAACCATAGGTTGAGTTTTCAAAAGAACCAGAAGGCGCTAAGTTATTTTCAACATCTGGGAAAGCAATACTGGTAGTAGGAGTTTCAATAGACCATGTAGATCCAACAGGCATAATCTTATTAATTGTTGACTTTAAACGAGCATACTTTTGAATGTATCGATTTGCATAAAAACTTCTTCCGCTACCAACCATATAGTTATTAGCTACAGCCACAGTTTCTCCTGCGTCGGACGGATTTTGCACTACAGCGGTAGTAGTTTGTGCTGGGTCAACATACGGTGTAGGTACTCGTCCATACTCTGCTTGAAGTCCGTCTACGTAAAATACCTTTGTACCGGTACCTGCTTCAGACAAACCAATAGTTATATCAAACTGAGTTTCACCCGCCACAGCAACTCTTTCAGTGTGAATTCTTACCCAAGTATTTTCTGCAAGTCTAAAGTTACCTGACTTTTGTTGATTAGTGCTTATTGAGTAAAGTCCTGCAGGACCGTAAACGTAAGTAGATACCGCGATGTCTTCTCCACCCTTTGCAGCCCCCATAGGAAGTTTTACAGTTGTAGTTGCAGATCCGCCCCCAGTAGCAGAA